CATTAAACGTGAAAAGATATATCGACGATTCATATATCCAGCTTTCATGAAATTAACGGAAAACCTAATCAACAAAGTAAAACCTACTTACATCGATTCTTCATTTCAAGATTTACAAACTGATTTAGTTACATTCTTAACTGAACGTTTAAGAAAATTTAATCCAGAAGCTGGAAAGGCATATTCTTATTATACTAGAACTTCATTCAACTATCTAATTGCTGAAAATCAAAAAGCATATAGCAAATTAAAAAATGATAGAGAAGAATTAGATGTAGATGAACAACGAAACGTGTTGATTGAAATACATAACGATGAAATGCAAGAAACGCTTCATTATTTCATGGATGCGTATGTTGAGTATTGTTATGAAAATTTGAATTACATTTTTACAAATCCAACGGATATCCATGTTGCCGATTCAGTTTTACATATTTTTGAAAGCCGAGAAAATATCGAAGATTTCAACAAAAAAGCCTTGTATATTCTAATTAGAGAACGTACGGGACTTGAAACTACTAACATCACTCGGGTTATCAAAACTCTCAAACAAATCTACGAAACCAAATTTCTTGAATACGAACAAACAAACTTCGTAAATCTGCCTTTTTGATATTTATATTAAAGGATTTGCGTTATGGACAAAAATGATGAACTATTCAAAGGAACTAGTTTTGCCGACTTAATGTCTGATGTTTATCATAATTCTAAAAAGAAAGATAGACAGATCAATCAATTGATTTCTCAGTTGCAACCGCTTATACGCAATGCATCTGATGCTACTGTCATTGTTCCGTTGATTAAAGAGTATTTGGACGTTGCAGTTAAAAATGACGACCATCTTGTTAAATTAACTTCGATTGTACAACGATATATTTCTACCAAACAAACTATATCCGGTGCTGACGGTTTACTAAGTGATGAAGAAAAAGATCAACTTCTTAAATTAGCAGAAAAAACAATGACTGAAGAATTGACGGATGAACTAGATTCATTTGATTCGGAAGATACGGAACTAGAACAAAAAATTGCAACAGCTAAAAGCAAGTTAGAAAAGGATGCGTAAATGGATATGGATCGATATATCGAATTTGACGTAGCTGAAGTTTTAGAATACGATTACACGTATCAATACATTTCTAATGAACAAAAAAATTCTACAGTAAATAATTTATTTGCAATCAAAGTAAAATCTTGTAGTAGATTATTCAATTCAGAAGAATTACTAGCAAAACCATCATCCATGTATGCAAAACGTATTCCGTTAGTTGGTGAATTTGTATTGATTTGTAAAACATTCAATCAGGAATCTACTGCTACTAGACGCAGAGAGCAATGTTATTACATTTCAACAGTTGATTTGCATGGTGGCATCAATGAAAATCGTTTGCCTGGTATTGCACGTGATATTGTAGATGCTGATAAAGTTAAGCCAGGTTATACATTTAAATCTAAAACCGTTTCTCCGTTGCAACCATATGAGGGCGATTACATATTAGAAGGTCGATTTGGTAATAGCATACGATTTGGAAGTACCGTTAAATATTCTAAAGGACTTTATACTAAAAAGGGTATTTGGTCTGGAGATAAATCGGGAGATCCTATCATTGTTATTTCAAATGGAAGAACAAACAAAACTCAAAAAGAATTTGTTACTGAACAAATTGACACGGACGCGGCTTCTATATATTTGACAAGTACTCAAAATATTCCATCATTCCATACATGGAATACTATTGAAAAAGCCGGCGTACGAAATTCTGCATCGCAATTCAACAAATCACAACTTATAGGAACTGCAGATAGAATCATATTGAAATCTAAAACTGATAGCGTTGTGTTGGATTCAAATAAAAACATACAATTATTAGCACCGCAAGTTTACATAGGGACTGGCCCATATGAACCGATGGTACAGAGTTCAAAAATAGTCGATGTATTAAATAAAATAATACGCGTAATTAATACAGGATTTACGGATGGTAGTACTACATGTTGTCCTGTTGATACTTCATTGGATATTGTAGATTTAACTGAATTAACTAGTAATCATATTAATATAAGTAAATGGAGATCTTAAAACATGGCATTAGGAAAAGATATTCCGGTAAAAATTTTACTTAAATTAGTACCTATAATCGCTAAACAAACTGACCAAGTTTCTAAATTAGCAGAATCTACTTTGTCAAAATGTATTAGTTTACCTGACGATATTCAATGTAATGATCCGCGTGTTGAAACACTTAAACGCGAATTGCAAAACATTCAAACGAGCATACAAAACATACAAAATACATTAAATAGTATCAATCAAATTATTCCCACATTACAAACTATTATTAATATTGCTAGTATACTTAAGATTGCGCAATTAGCAATACCAAACCCAGCACCGGCTCCAAGTGGCCCGATTACGCAATTAATCATAACATTTACTGCTATAATTGACAATTCTAAAGCCATTGTTAAAAGTTTACAAGGTATCGTTAATAGCACTCAATCGCAATTCAATCGTGTCAGTAGTTTAGTTGCAACAATTGTTAACACATTAGGCAGTATTTGTAATACGGAAACATTTACAGTATCAAGTGAAGTAGCCGCAAAAATTAATCGAAATTCAGATGCTGCATTAGCAGCTGCATATCCGTCAGATTTTTATACAACGATTAATGTTTCGCAGGAAGATATCGATTACAGATTCAATCTTATTCGTGATTTATTAGATCAACAAGTAAGTGTGATGAATAATTTATTTGAAGCTCCTACTAAGATATACACCGATACAACACCACCGGCTAGTACATTGGGAGAAATCAATGATTATTTCATTAATGTTGCTACAAATAAATTATACGGACCAAAAACCGTTAACGGTTGGGGTAATCCTATAAATTTATAATTTCGATATTTATTATAAAAATAAGTACTTATGGATTCAAAAACATTTGCAACAATGCTTCGCAAAGTTATTCGTGAAGAAATACGAATGGCAATTAAGCAAGAACTTTCTGAAATCTTGCAAGAAGGCTTACAGTCTACGATTACCGAAATGAAAGGTTCATCAAAGCCAGTTTCAAAAACAGTTACGCCTACAAGAAAAAAATCAACGGCAGTATTTACAGATACTCCATTTGCAGACATTCTCAATGAAACGGAACCACTTCGCGAAAATCAACCGATGAGTAATTTTCGTGAAATGATGGCAGAAGGAATGGATGAAATTAGAATGACGTCTCGAGATGCTATGAATTTCGGTGCAATGCGACAAAACATGATGCAACCTACAGCAACTCCCAAAGTAATGGAAGATCCAGAAACGGGTAAGGTTTATGAAGTTAAACCGGAAGTTGCTGCAGCAATGACACGTGATTATTCAGCGTTAATGAAAGCAATCGATGCTAAGAAAGGGAGATAATGGGATATAGAATTGCAGAAGCTAATGATATTACAAAAACCAATGATGTAGGTTTAGGTGTATCATTATCAACTGGAAATCAATTATTTTCTCCAATTTACGAAACTCGAGATCAGGTACGTGAAAATTTAAAAACTCTCATGTTAACAAAGATCGGCGAACGTTACGAAAAGCCAAATTATGGCACTAATTTATTATATGTTATATTTGAGCCAAATGTAGCTGAACTTAAACCAGAAATTACTGATTTAATTACGCAACCTATAAATTATTGGTTGCCGTATATTACAATTATATCTATAGATATTACAACTGCAGAAGATGATCCGAATTTAACTTCCGATGTTCGAATTGCAATAACATATTCATCTGATAATTATAATACAGATACCCTAACGTTAACTGCAGATAATAGTAGCGTGAGTATAGGATAAGGTTTAAACATGGTAACAAAAAAAGATATATCATATGTAGGAAAAGATTTCGGTCAATTTCGTAGCAATTTGATTGAATTTACAAAACAATATTTTCCAAATACATATACAGATTTTAACGATTCTTCGCCAGGTATGTTATTTCTTGAATTAGCAGCATACGTTGGGGATGTTTTATCGTTTTACGCAGATAACAATTTAAAAGAATCGATGCTAGAACAGGCATCTGAACGTAAAAATATATATGATATTTCAAAAGCACTAGGATACAATGTTAAAAATGCAGTTCCTGCATATGTTGATTTGGATGTATATCAATTGGTTCCTGCAATAGGATCTGGAACCAGTGTTCGTCCCGATTATTCATACGCATTAGCAATTAAACCTGGAATGCGTGTAAAACAATCTAATGGTACTGCAGTATTTCGAACATTGGATTCTGTAAATTTCTTTTATTCATCGTCTTCAAATCCAACTACCGTTACGATATATGAAACGAATGATGCTACTAGTACACCTACATACTATTTATTAAAAAAATCAGTACGTGCCGTTTCAGGACAAGTTAAAACATCAACATTTACTTTTGGAAGTGCAATTGCATATGATAAAGTAGTTTTAGGCGATACTAATATTATTGATGTAGTATCAGTAACTGAAAGTGATGGTGATAATTGGTATGAAGTTCCATATTTAGCACAAGATACTATTTTTGAAGAAGTTCCAAATTTAGCAGAAAATGATCCGGATCTTGCAAGATATAGATCAGATGCCCCTAGTTTATTAAAAATGAAGAAAACTTCAAAACGATTCATTACTAGATTGCGAAGTGATAATCGTTTAGAATTACAATTTGGTTCTGGAATATCGGATAACAACGATGAAGAAATTATTCCAAATCCGGATAATGTTGGAAATGGGCTAGCTGGATTTCGTCGAAATTTAGATGTTGATATAGATCCATCAAATTTCTTGTATACGAGAACTTACGGACAAGCTCCTTCAAATACTACATTAACCGTTACATATACTATAGGAAACGGCGTTTCAGATAATGTTGGTGCTAATTTATTAACATCAATTGATTTCATACAATTTGATGATGATCCGAATGCAACTACAAATGCCGGTACTGTTAATTTTGTAAAGAATTCGGTAGCAGTTAATAATACAAATCCAGCAATAGGTGCAAAAAATGTAGATTCTTTGCAAGATATTAAAAACAACGCATTAGCAAATTTTGCAACACAAAATCGTTTAGTTACTAGAGAAGATTACATCGTACGTGCTTATTCTATGCCGGCGAAATTTGGTAGCGTAGCAAAAGCATATATCGTACCTGATGATCAATTATCACAACAAGATTTTGAAGTGTCACGTATACCAAATCCATTTGCGATGAACATGTACGTGTTAGGATATAATGCATCTAAACAATTAACAACGTTGAATACGGCAATAAAAGAAAATTTGAAAACGTATTTAGACTATTATCGTATGTTAACGGATGCGGTTAATATTAAAGATGCATTCATTATTAATTTTGGAATTGATTTTGAAATATCCGTTCTATCAAATTATAATAGCAACGAAGTTTTATTGAAATGCATTGATGCGTTGAAAACTTATTTTAATACGGATCGTTGGCAAATCAATCAAGGCATAGTTAAATCAGATGTAGTAACTACCATATCCAATGTCAAAGGAGTACAATCGGTAGTTTCTCTTACATTTACTAATTTATATAAAACAACAGATGGCTATTCGGGTAATCAATACAATTTATCATCTGCAACAAAAACTGGAGTAATTTATCCGTCGTTAGATCCTAGCATTTTCGAAATTAAATTTCCAGACAAAGATATACGAGGTAGTGTAGTTAATTATTAAGGATTGTAATGTTTAGAATATTTTATGCTGAAAAAGATGCTACTTTATATGAATCAACTCCGGATGGAAATGTTGGTTTAGATGAAGTTTTAGAAATAGGAAAA